GCGGATGCGATCCGCGAGATCGAAGGCCCCGGCGACCTCACCGCCGAAGCTGTCGATGTCGAGTGCGATGCCGCGCACGCCGGGATCGGCCAGTGCGGCCTGCAGCTGGGCAGCGATGCCCTCGTAAGAGGTCAGTCCCGACGACTGCCCGATCCATGCACCCCGGTGCACAAGTGTGCCCGTGATTTCGATGACCGCGATGCCATCGACCACCGCAAAGGGCTGGGTGCCGTTCCGCTGGTGGCGCTGGGCGAGATCGTTCCCGAAAATCGAGGCGCGGGTGGGAACGGCGGCTGTGGCCTGATCGACGCTGTCGACCTCCAGCCCTTGGAAGGTGATCTCCTGCCCGGTGATGCGTGGGCCAAGACCGGACAGAAACGCCAGCGCCTTGGCCGGGTCGACCATCAGCGGCGTGTTGAAAGCGCGCTGGGCGATCTGAGCGTGGTGCATCATGCGCCCTCCTTGGGGTCGGGTTTTTCATCGGCGGTGTCATCGGCCTCGTCGTCCTTGGCGCTGTCCTGATCCTTATCTTTCGTCGTGCCTTCACCTGGCCCCTGCGCGGGCGACCCCGGCCGCCGGAAGTCTAGGCCCAGCGCCGCTTCCCGTTTGCGTTCGGCGGCGATTTCCCGGTCGACCTGTTCGGCGTCATATCCCCGCTCCGCCAGCGCTTGGGTGCGGGATTTCAGCCCCGCTTCGATCTGCAGGATCTCGGCCGAGGCGTCCTTCATCGGGTCTATCCAGTCCCATTTGGTCGGCAACCAGGCGCAGGCCTGATATTGGCGGCGCTGGCTGTCGTAGCCGGGCAGGTCCAAGGTGCCCGACAGCACAGCGGTGTCCATCCAGCGCACCCAGACGGCGCGGCAGAGCTGATAGACCAGCACGCCATGTTGCCAGGCCGAGATGCGACGGCGGAATTCGATCAGGGAAATCCGCGTGTTGGAGAAGTTGCCCTTCGCCGTATCGCCGGTCAGATAGCCGTAGGGCACGCCCAGCGCGGCCGCGATTTGCAGCAAGGTACGATACTGGAACGGCTCGTAGGTGCCACCTGAGTCTGGCGTGGCCGGGGTCGAGACGTCCTCGCCGGGATCGAGTCTCACCACTTGGCCGGGTTCAACCTCCAGATCCTCCTCGGTCGGTTCCAGCGGCGTTTCCGGGGCGGGCGAGGTGATGAACATCGCGAACATCGCGGCGATCTTTTTCCTCTCGAGCTCTGCGTCATCATAAAGGTCGAGGGTGAACAGTTTCACGATGGCGGCGGCGAAGCGTGACACGCCGCGCAGCTGCCCGGCCTCGACCGGGTCCAGCACGTGGATCACGTCGCCAGCCGGGACGCGGACGGTTTCGCCTGCGAGGCCGGGATCGGTGAGATCACCGGGATGGCGGCGCAGGAAGTGATAGGCGACGCGGCGGCCGATGCCGTCAAACTCGATCCCCTGCCGGATCAGCCCCGCGCCGGGCAGGGTGCGGTTCATGTAGAGGGGCAGCATTTCGGCGGGCAGCATCTGCAGTTGCAGCGGCACGGTCAGGCCGTCCTCCGCCCGGCGCGGCCGTATGCGGATAAACACCTCGCCCGACAAGAACACTTCGCGCGCCGCCCGGCGTTGCAACCCGTAGAAATCCGTCAACCCTTCGGCATCAGCGTCATCAGTCCAGGCCAACCAGAGCGCCTGCAACTCTTCCTTCCTGGCGGCATCGACGATGGTCGACGAAGGCTTGATGCCATCGCCGACGACATTGCTGGCGAAGGACTCCACGGCGTTTGCCGCATAGCCATTGTTCCGGACCAGCCAGCGCGCCCGGGCGGTGATCGTGTCGCCCGAGGCAGCGATCAGCGTGTTCACATGCGCGCGGCTGGCCCGGAACCCGCGCAGGCGACGATGGGCCTGCGCCGCATCGAACCCGCCGATGATCGACCCCAACCGTTGCCGGAACGCTTCAAAGGCCATGGATCACAGACCCTTCGAGGCCACGGTGCCCCAGCGCCGACGGCGCGGCGTGCCGGTGGTGGCGGTGGCAATCCGTGTTTCCAGATCGCTGATGGCATTCGCGAGTTCCGCGTCAGAGCCATAGTTGATCGATTTGCCGTCATAGCTGACCGACCGGACGCCTGCGTAGCGCGCCTCCTGAAGTGCTGCCAACAGGGCGCGCATTCGTTCCAGATCCATCTCAATCCCTCATGAAGTTCGGTGTGTAAGCCCGGCGTTTGCGCCGTGGCGTGGTTGGTGTCCCGGCCTTGGGCGGGGTGGGTGTGGTCGGTTCTGAGGCATCAACTCCGACAGCAGCCGGGACGACTGGCGGTCGGGTTTCCACCCCGGCCTGCGCCTCCAGCCGCCGCCAGGTCGCCTCGTCCCAGCGATCTGCGCCCATGATCCAGGCCGCCGCACGGGCATAGACCCGGGTGTCGAGCGCCTCGTTGCGTTCGCGCATCTTCTGCCATTCAGGGTGGGCATAGCCGCGTTTGTTGCGGACGGTGACCAGCTGTTCAGCCACCAGTTGTTTGAGCCATTCGGTGTCGATCCAGTCTGGCAAGTGCACGGTGCCGGGGGCGTCGAGCACGCCCAGCGCGCGATCCTCGTCGCTTGGCCGTTCCAGCCGCAGGAAGCGGTAGGTTTCGGTTTTGAAGGTGGCCGTGGCCACCGACCAAAGCCGCGCGCCCCGGCGCAGACGTTTGCCGCCGATGGTGGCATCGACGAAGGTCGGCCCCGACACCGGCGTCGCGCGGTTGAAGCCCTCCAAACCCTTGATCGGCGCGACCTGGTCGAACCCTTGCTTGCGCGCCCATGCGTAAACCGCCGGGGCTTCGTAGCCAGTGTCGATGGCGAGTTTGCCGATCAGCATCACCGCACCATTGGCGCAGACCCATGTCCGACCGAGCAGGGCCGTGAGTTTGTCCCAGCAGGCGGGATCGTCGGGGCCACCCGCGATGACGATGTGATCTACCAGCCAGCTTTCCAGACCCCGACCCCAGGCCCAGACATCGACCTCGATCCGGTCCTTTTGTACATCGGCGCCAGCGGTCAGGAACAACCCGCCGACTGGAATTTGCACCCCGCCATAGGCTTCGCGGCGTTCGGCCAGTCGCTGCCATTCCGGCGCATCACCCGATTCCACCCATGTCTCACCCAAGAGCGTATTGCGCGCGACACGCAGCATTTCCTCGGAGCCTTGTGCGGCCAGCCATTCCCGCGCGATCTGCTGCCAGCTTTTCCAGCCCAAGGGCGAATAGAGGGCCGAGATATGGAAGCCGATGGAATATGGGTCGGCCGACACAGCCGTCGCCCGCCACTCGCCGCGCTCCAACATCTGCGTCTTATGATGCTCGGCGATGGGGCGTTCGCAGCCCTCGCAATGATATGCCGCCGTGTCAGGCCGCCCCTTGTCCCAGCGCAGGCGTTCAAACTGCAGCCACTGCATCGCCCCGCAATGCGGGCAGGGCACGAAATACCGACGCTGATCGCTGGCATCAAACTCCCGTTCAATGCGCGACAATCCCCGGATCGTCGGCGTCGAGACCATGAACACCTTGCGCCGATGCGAGAAGGTGGTGGTGCGGGCTTCAGCCAGCGTGACCGGATCGCCCTCCTCGTCGGCCGAGGCCGGATAGGCATCGACCTCATCAAGGAAGATGTACCGCGCAGGCATTGACCGCAGGCCGGTGGCACTGTTGGCACCGGTCAGCACCAGGATGCCGCCCGGGAATTCCTTTGACAGCATCGAATTGCCAGCATCGCGCGACCGGGCCGGGTTGACCCGTTCGCGCAGAGCCGCGCTGTCCGCGATCAGGGGATCAAGACGGCCCCGCGACGTGCGCTTCGCCAGTTCCAGGGATGGCAATACCGCCAGCATCGGCCCCGGCGCGTGATGGATCACAAAGCCGATCCAGTTATTGCCAGCCTCTGTGGCCCCGACCTGCGCCGCCTTCATGAACGAAATTCGCTGCGCCGGGTGCCGGGGCGACAGCGCATCCATGATCTCGCGCAGGTATGGCGCGCGGGCCGTGCGATAGCGCCCCGGTTCGGCCGCACCGCGAGACGACAGCCAGCGATGTTCATCCGCCCATTCCGACACGGTCAGGTCCGGATCGGGACGCATGCCCTTGCGCCAGGAGCGCAGGATGTCCTCGGCCCCGTCAAAGCCAAGGTCGAGCCCGTCTGTCAGCTGGTCTGCGGTCAGGTCATCGCTATCCGAGGGAAACTCGGAGATCGGCGAGGTCGTCGAGGTGCTGTCTGACATGGGCTTCCAACACCCTCTGCAGGATCGCGGCCTCGATGATCACCGGCGTTCCGGTTTGTTTCTCCACTCCCAAGGCCACTTCGGCCGCCATCAGCGCTGCCACTCTGTTGGGCCAAGTGACCCAAGTATCGCGTTCCTGTCGGGCCAACCGGAACACCAGCGCTTCCGCCCGGGCCCGGTCGACCAGCGTGCCCTTCTTCTTCTGGATGCCCAGCTGCTTGTCCTGCGCCTGGTAGACGGTCAGCGCGGTGCGGGCCTTCAGGTAGGACGAGCTGTCTGCGGGACCGCTAAACCCGCCGTCGCCGCCGGTGCTGCGGCGCTGCTGGTCCGGGTCGGTCATATCGGCCCGGCGCACATCTGACGCGGCCGCGTTGATCGACCCATCGCTGTAAACCACCAGCCGACTGGCGCGGCGG